TCGCTGACAGGTGCGCCGACCGGCCAGCCGTATTCCTCGTCATCCTTAAGAATAAGATGGCCAATGCCGGTTGAGGGTAGGCCGAGGTGGTCTAGGTACACTTCGTATTTCACGCCCTCGTCCTGCGTGAGTAACTCACGTAGGCGCTGCATCATTTGCCCTGCCCCCGATACCGCTTGAACGAGCGCCGCTTGTGTTTGTTTTTTGGCTTGCTGTGCGAGGACGCGCCAATGCTGGTGCGCTTCTTCACCTTGACCTCAGAGTAAGTGCTGAGGCCGATCGCTAGGCGAGACATTACTTACTCACCGATTTGTACTTTTCAAATGTTCGCAAGCCGCCCAACCCGAGCATACCCATAAGGACAGGCATCATTTGCGACATATCGAGAGCGGGCAGATCAACAAGGTTGCCTGTCTGTGCCAGCGTGAAAACCAGAATAGGCTGCGCGATATAGTTCCATGCCAGCGCAACGCCGCATGACCAACCGATGAACGGTCTCCACCCTGCAACGAAAATGGAGCGATGCGCGGCCTCGGTCTTGTTGATATCAAGCTGCGCGATGTCGATCTTCGCCAAATGCTCGCTCAGTTGCGCCTCGATCTCGCGTTCTGCCTCAGCTCGTTTCTCAGGGTCTTCAGGCAAAAAGCGACCGATGATATCTGTGACGGCAGGTAGCACCGCACCAATTAAACCAATCATGTTGCTTTCCTCTCGCTCGCCACAGGCGGATGTACGCCGTTGTGGATTTTAGACATTTTGTCCGACGCTGTTTTCAGATGCGAGATGTCCGCAAGTATGTTGGCAATCAGCATGTGGTCGCGCCGAAGGTTCTCCGGCGACGACATTTGCGCGAGGATGTTTATCCGCTGCTCTTGTTTTTCTGATGCCGTTTCAATGGCATCAGTGCGCCGGTCCATTACGCGGAGCCGTTGCTCCGTATCATCGAGCTTCTCCAGCATGGATTTGATCTGCATTTTTCCGACAGCCGCTGCCCCAGCCATAGACACGATGATACCCACCACCGTGATTATCAGTCGCATGTCGATTGCGCCGTCCATTAGTCGCGCCCGGTCCATCGTTTAACTGTGTCGGTTTCCCAGATGCGGAGCGCCAGCCAGATGATTGACAGCAGCGCAGCCACATCAGGCAGGATAGCGAGCCATGAGCCAAGCCCGCCAGCAACCGCCACAACGTCGATCCCGCTTTTCATTTCGTTGGTCATCACGCGGCTCCGTCTCGCTTGATTTTACCTACCATGCCGGGCGTCGTACACCATTGTCCGCCCCGATCAAAAAACACCGTCCATGTTTCGCGCCCCAAGTAGAAGCGCATACCTACGCCGCCGCTGGTTTCGCCTCGCCACGCCAATTCCTCGCCCGCATTGCGCGCTGCCTCGTCAGCCGATGCCGTGTCTGGCACGCACACGATCTGCTGCTGTGCAGAAAGCGGCGTTGCGAACAGGCACGCAGCGATGGCGAGAGCGCGGAGCATCATTTTACAGCTACCGCCACGGCGACACATGCGATGGAAGGCAGAATGAAATCCAGCAGGCTTTTGATATTCCACACTCTAGGGTCCATGCCGCCCCACCAAGGCATGTTTGCCCGACGACCGCCGTAGTTGTGCTCAATATTGCGATACTCAGCCTGAGCGTGTTCGCGGCCCACGAAGAGGAGGCTGCCAGCAGCAGCACCCATCCACCAGTCGCCGGTAACAAGGCCAATGATGGCTTGCAGGACGAGGGCAATGACAGAGTGTTCTAGTTTTTTCATCACAAAGCTGCTCCCCGGATCGTCTTCGAGCGTTTGCGACAGATTAACGCGCGCCAGAATGTTGGGCGGACGTACTGATCTGTGCAGTCGGACGGCATGAGGTTGAGGGCGTCTAGGATCATAGTGCGGTGAACCCCAAATAGCTTCCGGCGCTCAAGGAGAGGAATGTTGCGTGATAGGCTTTCGCTCCTCCCGTCCTGTTGCCTATGTAGATTCTGTTGGCTGATGTTACGGCTGAGAATTGCAACCGACCGTCCGTGTCTCCACCGTTGGTTAGCGCCGTGGTCAACAATTCGAGCGTCGGGCCACCAGAGGACGCCTGAGCTAGGTCAATGATATATTTATTTGCGTCTCCACATCTAAACGCCAACATCACAGGACCGGCAGAGTTTGTATTGCCGCCAATGACCACCACGCCATAGCAAGCAGAATCAAACTCGAAATACCCGGCCCTGTCATCTGCGAGGGATACTGCAAACGGTGTGGAGCTATAGACAGCATCCATATGCCTCCCTCTGAACCGCTTGTTCGCAAGTTCACCAAAATCATAATTGACTGAATTACTTGAGGCTAACGCGGTGATGTCACCGCCCGGATCAAGGCAGTTTTTGATTTTGACGTTCTGACATGTGGTAATGACACTAAACGCCGGATTGTAATAACCCGCCGATTCGTTTTGATTATTCACATAACAGTTGGAGATTGTGATCGCTTCGGTATTCCACGCTGTCCCCGCGTTTGTGTCGCGAATCTGGGCGCAAAATGCGGCCCCGGAGACACCGCAATTTACAAAGCGATGGTTATGAATGACAATGTTTTTTCCATCAAGCCGGATTCCCGCGTGATCTCCTACTGTGGGCGCTGACGACACTGTTCCGTTACACGCACTGTTGGTTATAGAAATGTTCTCACCAAACAATACCCAGTCGTAGTCATCAGTATACGTCGCGCTGTCTTGTCTATTATAGACCGACTCAAAATTGTTAATTATGATACGATACGGCCAATTCGTAACATCAGAGGCATCCCCCATTTTAATGCCATGCCCACCGCAGCGAGACGCGCTGCAATTGGTCATGTTGATCTGTCCGATGCGATACACGTTAGTCATGGATGTAATCGAGCCGTCATCAATTACCCAGCCGTGTCCATCGCACTGGTCGACCCAGACGTTTTGAAACAGTGAGGCTTCCATCCGCGCAATTAACATTATCCCGTGATGAGGTTGATTGGTCACACGAACATTTTCGACAAACGTGTGTGCACCACTGCCGCTGCCTGTATCCAGCCCCTGAACCTGAAGCCCGTAGTTTGACCCTGTCGCCCCCGCCTTGCGCGTGGCATCAGCCGAGAGAGACATATCCCGAACAGAACAACCTACATAGGTGATCCGCACCACTGGCCCGGCTGAGTGCGTAGCTGTAAGAACAGTCGCTCCAGCAGCAGTAAGGCCGTTATGATCCCCCGCCCCGCCAGACCCTTGGAGTACGGTGTCTTTCTGGCTAATCGTGATTGTTGCCCCAACGTAGTAGTTGCCCACGGGGAAGACGACAGTACCGCCCGTGCCAGTCAGCGAATCAATGGCTGCTTGAATGGCGGCTGCATCATCCGTTGCACCATCGCCTACTGCGCCGTAATCCTTGACGTTAACGTTGGAATTGGTCAGTTCGCTTTGAACTTTAGTAAGGGCCATTTCTTATACTCCTAGTGGGGCGACAACAGCGATTAACGCTTAGACAACTTCTCTTGCCGCACGGTTCAGATAGTCAGGCCGTGCGACACGAACAGCGATAAGCTCATCTGTTGATGCTGGCATTGACGTAACCGAGGCATCTTCTTGCAGAATAGCAACTGTCTCTTTCGCCATCCGCTTCTTACATGAGTTGATCTTACCAGCCACGGCAGATTGTACCCAAGCGTCCACGTCTAATAGATCATTCTCAAGCGCGGCTTGATCCGTATCTGTGATTTGCACTGTGATTGTTAAAGCCATTTTTCAGGTTCCTTTATTTCAGGGTTAATTCACAAGGCACCCGCCAAACACTGTGCTTGGCAGACTGTCTCCTAAAACATCAACTACATCACTGGCTTCACCCGTTACCCTCACATTAACGTAGGCGGTATCTCCCGCATCCATGTCGGCTATGATAGATAGTTGTACGGTTTGATTCGAAGGTAGGGAGTTAGTATTGGCTTTGTAGTTCCAATAGTTGCGATTCGAGGTTACCAGATTGAGGTATATTGTGTCAGCAGCGGCTGTTATACCGCTCATCCTGACTATGGTTGTGAGTAAATAGTTACCCGCAACCGGCGCGGTGAAAGTGCCCGTCGTGGTATCAAAGTCGGACCCCTGATCTGTAATTTCAGAGTTAAATTCCACTTTGAATACTGTGGCGTTGCCGGTCACATTGGAGTCTGTTCCTGAATTATGCGCGAGGAACGAGGGGTTCCCCGGCATCTGCAATCCACCGGCATCAAACGTACTGACAACTCCCTCAGCACTAATCCGCGCTTTGTCTCCGAAGACAGCAACCTCGTTCATGGTTGCCGGGACGTTTGTAGCAGCCAGACCAGCAGCATGGGATGGAGTGCGTAGACCCAAGAACGCCGTGTTATTTGGGTTAAGCGCGGGCGTCTCCATTCCCATCAGTAGTTCTGACCAACCCCTTGTGGAGGCTGGGCCACCAATCGGGATGTCAGCACTTGTAGTGGCCTGTCTGCCTCTGCCATTACGGACAATCATGACCCTGTTTACGTCATCAGAAGTATCACCGAGCCAGACTTGGTTTTTTAACCGGCAGTTCACAAAGTTAATGTTGTAGGCTAACGTGATCTTCAGATAGTTGATGTTGCAACCCGTGAACCACTGATCATTTACATCGGTGATCACGGAATCACCTTCGATCAAAACATCCCACGCCTTTAAGTCAACTGAGCCGGTTGCCTCTGAAGAGGTGTATGCTACGTCAAGATCAAAGACTGTTGGTGATATGACATCAATCACCTCGTAATCGGAACCGTTATAATTCGCAGTTCCAGACAGAGTAACTTCATTCAAGCCGACGACAAGTTCATGCGCCGTTGTCGTCGTAATGCGTAGTTTACTGCTACCGTTGTCTGCAATAGTTGCGATGGCATATGCCCGTCCGCCAATATCGCCAGACGTGAATGTGCATTGGGTAAAATAATGTTCGACGATAGGATCGGCGGTAGTGCCATTTAAATAAAGCCCGGCTAATCCGTTTGCTAAAGCAAACACATTCACCATCTTGGCTTCGCCTTCACCCGAGCCGCCCGTTATCTTAATGCCGTAATTAGTATTAGAGCTGAAATTGCAGTTCAACAGGTTGAAGCCCGCTGTTTTATCAATAAGGATACCGATGCCGTTGCTGATAGAACTGATGTTACTAAGCGCACAATGAACAGCGCCGTTGATGTGGATGCCAGCTGTCGTTTTGTCAGCTATGTGGATATTGTCTAGTATGGCTCTGTAATCGTTTGAGCCACCAGTGTCGTCAAGAACGATACCGTAAGCGGTTGCACCTCTCATGAGGAAGTCGTGTAAGTGAGCCTTCTCACCACTTGTAATGTTGATGGCTATCTTATCAAGCTGAGTTGTTGGGCCGTCCCCGAAAATCGTGAACCCCGTATTTCCACTTGTGATCGTCATGCCAGAGGTTGATAGATAGTGACCAGACGGGAAATACAGGGCTACCGCTGTGCTGGCGGGGTTGTCTGTTACAGATGCATTCAATGCAGCTACGGCTGCAACAGCAGCGTTAATTGCCGCCGTATCATCCGTCACCCCATCACCTACTGCGCCAAAGTCTGTGACAGACACAGTGTCACGCAGCACCGACTGCACCGTGCGCTCGACCGCGCCGGTTCCGGCTGGCGTGTAGGTCACCAGCGACGCGTCGGTTTCGCCGAGTGCCAGCGTACTGATCGTCACGACCTCGATGTTGTCTGTGCCAATCGGCGGCGCAGCGGAGAAGGTTACGGTCACGCCGCTGACGCTATATGTGTCTTTCTGCTGGTAAACGCCGCTGACATAGACCTGCGTATTGTTCTCGCCTGTCGGAGCAGTCGCTAAAGCAAACGCGACCGTGCTGCCGTCGCCACTGTAGCGTTGGACAGCGAGGGTGCCAGCCGTGCCAGCAACCCACTGAGAGCCGCTATACGCGCGCAACTCGTTGACGGTGGTGTTGAAGTACAGATCACCCGCCTGAAGGGCGGAGGCGTCAGCCCGCTGCGTCGGGTCAGACGCGGAGGGGCCAATGTACACGTCAGCGAAGTTCGTGATGTCGGCGACGTTGGTCGCGGCTGTCGTAACGTCGGTGCTGATCCCGGCGACGGTCGTTACATCTGCCGCGACCCCCGCTACTGTCGGGACGCTCGCCGCGACACCAGCGACCGTCGTGACGTTCGCCGCGATGCCGCTAACGGTGTTGATATTAGTCTGCTCGCCGGTCGTCGGCGTTGTCCGCACCCACGCGCTGCCGGTGTAGACCATCATTACGTTATTCGACGTGTTGAAATACAACGCCCCGGTCAGCAGCGCATCGCCGTCGTTGTCCAGTGTCGGATCGGTGGCCTTCTGCCCGAGGTAACGATCATCGAAATTGTCGTAGCTCGTTGCGGCGTCGGCTGCACTGGCCGCAGCAGCATCTGCGGAAACAGCCGCAGCCGCAGCCTCTGCCGCAGCGCCGCTAATTGCGGCTGTGGTCGGCCCGATTTCAAATGCATTCGCGCCCGCATTAAACGCCAGAACCGTGCTGCCGGTAATAATCGTTGGCAGGGTCGGATCAAACGACCCTGTGTAGCCGTCAGGAAGCTGCGCCGTGCGATCCAGCGCGCGCTGCTGCTCTTGGTCAACAGCCGTAAGCCGGTCAAGCGCCTCTTCATGGCTTTCCGCCGGGAACGGATCGTTCTCAACGTAATCCGTTTCCTGCGTCTGCGTTGTGGCTCGGTTAATGACCCATTTGACCGTACTGGCCGGAGCCACTGCCGCTGTTACCGTGCCAGTTGCACCGTTGCCGCCGGAAACCGTGAAGTCAGAACCGTTTGATTTGACACTTTCAGCGCCGGTCGCAATGACAACCTCAACGACCTCAATTTCAGCAGTCGTGCCGGTGCCGAAGAATACATACGGCACAGCAAACGCCGTGGTTGATCCGTTCCCAGTGTAGGAAACCGTATTTGTGGTACTAGAAATCGTCATTGTGCGGTTCCTTCGTTTACTGGATCAGTATAGCCTGTATATGACCTGATGGCTTTATAATATTGACGCAATTCTTCTTGAATTTCCGGCTCTGCCGCAGAAAGGGCTGCAAGCCTACCCATATGTGCTGCCACGTCCTTGGATATTTCAGTAGCCGGTGTTGCCAGCCATTTGATGAAACCGGGACTTGTCATGAGTTTGGCTGCAACAACTGGGGCAAGAACGCTTCCGGTGACAATTACAGCAGCCTCGCCGAGTTCACCAGTTATTACTCGCTCCCCCGCGCCCGTCAAAGAGCCCCAAAAAATCATCTGATCAATAGCGCCAGCAGTGTTGGAAAAGTTCGTGTAGCGTTTGACTTCTTTGAGCGCCCCAACAACATCAACGAGATTCATCAGGTCGTCAGACACCTCGGCAAACTGAGTGCCGCCGAACAGTGCCTCCATTCCCTCTGGGCCATTCTTTTTGATTTGCGACAGGTTCTTCATAAACGTTGCAACGCTAAACTCCGCAACATCTCCCACCTGCGCCCCAACATTTTCACGACCAAGGTTATAAAGGGCGGACCCAGCAACATCCCCCCATTCTTCTGGAGTAAAGTTATCCCGAAGACGCTGGAGTGCCTTAATCCCCTCTGGGCCAGTGCCTTTTGCGGAAGTCATAATGTATTCATAAGCCTGATTGTCGGCATCAAACTTTCTGATTTTGTCAAAAGTCTTCTGCGCTGTATCCGCAAAAATAGCGCGTTCTACGTCAATGGCCTTTAGCTTTGCGCCTAGTTCTGGATTAACGTTATTGGCGGCAGTGGAAAGGTCATCAGTAATCGCTTTGTAGATGTCTTCTACCGTGCGATCATAATCGCCTTGGGTGCCTGATGTCTTTTTGCTTCTAATCAGCCGCAGTTGTGTTCTTAAATCCCTCAACTGCTTAAACGTCAGATTGCCTGTTTCAGTAAACTTGCTCAACGCATCATATTTTTTGACTAATGCCAACAACTGACCCGTGGGCTGTGCATCTGCTGGAAGCTCTGCAATTTGCTTAAGAAAAGGTTGCAGAACTGTATTTACAGAAGACATATCGGTTACAAGCGTGTCGGCCCCAATTTCGTCAAATACCTCATCATATTTTTTCGAAAAACCATCTCTAACACGCTTTTCTGCGGCCTCAACAGATGCCTTTACCGCCGCACCGGCTTCATTAGGTGTTCGCACTTGCCCCATTTTGGATGCAATACCGCGCAAGGCGTCATCCAACTGAACAACAACTTTCTCAGCCTGTTTTTGCATGATGGGCGCTGCGGCCATCCTTTGCTCAAGTCCAGCGCCCGCTCGTCCAAGCATACCTTTACGACCAATTGCAGCGCCGACCGGCTCAATACCAAGAGATTCAAACTTTGCAATCAAATCAGAAGCCGCGTTGCGGACTGTGGGCGAAACTCCCGTCAAAACACGCTTGCCGCCCTCAGCCAACATGCGCCCACCAATTTCTCCGCCAACAGTTAAGGCAGCACGAGTTCCACTTTCCGCAAATTCACCAGCAATAGTTTTTGGCGCTCTTACGCGGCCACCAAAAACGCCCGTAGAGGTGTCAAATGCCCTAGCACCAAACTCAGTGCCAGCAACCAGTCCGCCATAAGTCCCCGCTCCCGGACCAGCCAATATAGTCCCGCCAAGACCACCCAGCGTTCCGCCAACTACCTCAAAACCTGTTTTGGCAAGACTAGCGAAGTCTCCTAAATCTAGTCCCGGCGGGTTGTATAGCGTAAATTTTTTGGTGTCTGGGTCAAAAAACAGGAAATTGTCTTCACCGTACGGAACTGTTCCGGGGTAATAGTTGTTTAATGTTGCCAGCTTTTCGTCCGCGGTTTCTAGCTCTCCGACCATAGCTCTAACCGAAGCTGGCGCACCGCTTTCGCTGTCGATGTTTTCCCGTTCCCAAGATTTGTCCCTCTGAGCCTTTTGGGCGGCGTATGCTGGGGTGCTTTCGTGTTGGGAAATGATTTGATTAAGCTCTTCTTGGGTCACATCCGCTGGAAGACGGAACCTTTGCCCTTCATATTCAAATATCTTCACTTGCGGCACTGCGGCTGGTGCAACAGGCGTTGGTTCTACAGGCGCTGGCTCTACAGAAGCGGGTTCTGTTGGCGCAGGTTCCGCAGGTGCCTGTTCAGCAGGAACTTCGGCAGGCACTTCAGCAGAAGCCATTTGAACCGGCTCTACCTCTTCGGTTGGCAATGCCTGCTCTTGCTGCGGGATTAACGCAGAAAGCGCACCAGCAACCTGATCCATATCAATTTGACCACCAAGAAGGTCTAATGTTTGAGGCTCTGCCATGTTATCAGTCGCCCATATTCAGTGTGCCGTCAGCATTTCGCGTTATAACCACAACACCGGGTTCAGTCGGTTTTGCTGGCGAACCACCAGCGACGACTGGTGCGCCGGGAGCGTCAGCAGCAGGGGCGGCGGCCGCGCCGCCGGAAAGAACTCTCGGAGTGGCTTTTACACCTTCAAAAAGAACCTGATATGTTTGTCCTCGCATACCAATTTGGTTTGGTTTGTATCCAGTTTCCGCCAAAAGGTCATCTATGATGCCCTTTGTTAGATCAATGCCAACTTCCTTGAACCCCTGAGACGCTGCGTACGCTTCTTCAACTAGGCTGTCCGCAACTGCTTCGCCTTGGGCCAGAGAGCTTATATATGACCTGAATCTAGCTGACGCAGAAAGCGTTGTGCCAGCTAACTTAATGTCAGAGTCTCGCACAACTGCGCCATCATCGATCATCTTAAGATAAAAATTCAGAACACCAAGCCCAGCTGCTTTGTTTCCAGCTTTCCACATATCATATTGTGATTGCACATCGGCCATGTTTTTGTACATATCAAAAACAGGAGAAAGCCATTTTTCAGCCTCTTTGTTAGCGCCTTGAACTGAAAGTTTCCCGTTAGGAAGTCGGTCTTTGTTGTAGTCAACCACCGGAACCTCAAATTTAATATTTGGATCACCAGCCAGCCCAATTCTCTGAGGAAGAGGCATCCTGCTAAGTTCTTCGTCGCTAATGCCAAGATCGGCTGCGTTACGCGCAATTTTTTCGCCCAGCGTCGCATCAGGAGCAAGGTCTGCCCCCACGACAAAGTTCATGACCTTGCCCGGATCAACTTGAAGGCCGCTTTCGATAAGACGGTTAACCGTGGCCTCACGCCCCGCCATTTCAACGCGAGTCTTGTTTTCAGCCTGTGCAAAATTAGCTATCTGGGTGTTGAATTGATCCCTTTTTGACGGGTCGAGATATTTTCCAAGGACCGGGTTGTCTAAAATCAAGGCCCGTGCGTCTTGCCAAGCGCCGCGATTAAGTAATCCAACGACGCCTTGCTCCATAACTGCGGAGCGTCCGGCGTCACGAAGGCTACGTTCTGATGCGGGGTCCAGCGCTTCTGCATATTTGTTGACAATAGCGTCAACCTGATCGAACGAATTACGCAAATTTTTGGGGTCTTTGGCCACCATCGCGGCAATAGGCGCGATTTCGTTTTGGGCTTTCCCAGTTATAAATTTGCGCTGCTCAGTGTTTTGATAAATGATCATCTGATTAGCGTATTGACCAGCGCGGCCCCGTAAAGTTGCCTCAAGCTGCGCTTTTGCGTTTGCGCTCCCGCCAAAATTATTAACGGTCTGCATAATTCGCTGTTCGACTCCAGCGTTAAAATTGCCAATCGTGTTTAGTTTGGGGTCGAGAACATTCCCAGCTTCAATCGTGGCGTTATAATCTTTTAATGTTTCTTGTTCAAACTCGTCGTTAGCCACGGCAGAGCTAATAATATCCTCACGGTTCTGGATGCGCGTTGCAGCCGCATCAAGCTGCCCTGCGACCTTTGTCAGCCCTTCGCCAACACCGGAAAGCGGGCTTGTTGCCAGAGACAGGGGAATGGCCTGCATTCCGGTGCTGCCGGGAACAGATGCTTTGCTTGTGTATTTCGGAACCATTGCCATTTTTCAAAAACCTTATGAATATTTCGCGCCCATGCTAGCAGTCGAAGACGCACCCGTTAAAAGAGACCCCACAGCTTGCCCTGTCGCTTTTTGCTTCGCTACTGCGCCTTCAAAACCTGCTAACTGCGCGCGTTGCTGCCCTGCCCGAAAGCCCATATCGCCACCGTATCGGATTGCAAGGTTTTCAAGCTCGGCTTCTTCCGC